ACCATATAATTTAAGGTCTTTTTCTTGTAATTCTTCAATGATTTCTTTATCATCATCAATATTTACAGTGACTGGTTTAGCTTTTACTTTATTACCCTTTCCGTTTGCTCTTGCTGTTCCTTTTTCTTGGATTACTGCATTTGCAAATCTCTTATACTCTACACTTCCTGTAGTAGGATCTCCACTACCATTTTTAGCTTTTAAAGCTTCACTGACACAACCTGATTGGATATTTTCAATAACTCCGTCAAGTGTTTCAGCTAGACTATCCATAACATCATCGTTTAAATAGTCTTGAATATTTAATGAATTTTGTTTTGCCATATTAAATCACTCTCCTCTTCCTTTTTTGGCAATAACTAAACGCTAAATCTTGATACTCTTTCACTATTTGAAGAAATATTAGCGTTTACTGTCTTAGGAGTAGTTTCTTTTAATCTCTTATTCACTTCATTTTCAACAGCACTATCAAATACTTTCTTTATGTTTTTAATAGTAGGCTCTACTTGTTCAGCCTTAATGCTTCTAAAATCTATAAGATTCAATAAAGAAACATCTACCTGAGTTTCAGGAATATTAGCCATCTTAATTGCTTCTTCTTTTAATTCATAAGCACTTAATTTTAATTCAGCTTCTTCCTGTTTTTTTCGAGCTTGTTCTAGCTCATAATTTCTACGCTCATCATCTTTCATCTTTGCTAATTTTTCGGCTTCACTTTGTTTAGCTTCTTGTTCAGCTTCCCATTTAGCCTTAGCTGTTTCTAAAGATTTTTGAACTTTCCTATCAAATTCACTTTGATAATTAGATTCTTTCAACATTTCGTCAAAAGTCTTAGGTACATTAGCACCTGCATTTTGGTTTTGTTGAACATTGTTATCAACAACACCATTTGAATTATTTGTGTCCATTCTTATTCCTCCTTTGTCCCAAGCCATTTACTTTTTTAAGTCCCCAGCTCATTACATTTACACAAAACTCCATTGTTGAGCCACAATAGAAAGGCATTAAAAAAAGGAATGTAGCTATCATTCCTCTTAATAATCATTATTTAGTGCTATTTTATAAGCACTATATCAACAATAAAGTATTTCTTTACTATTGATATACTACCTATAAAAGTAGTACAGAAAAACAGCACCTTATTTAGTGCTGTCATCTAGTATATCTATTAACCTTTCGGCTTCTTCCTGTTTCAAATTGATTGCTATTTGAACTATTAAATTATCCCATTCACTATCATTCAATTCTTTATTAGGAATATCAATATTTTTTGATTCTAATAATTCTATATCTTTTATAGATAAAATCTTTCTAGGATTATTCATTTTTCTTACCTCTTCCCTTATATGCTGTCTTGACACTTAATTCTTCTATATCAATAGCAACCATTTTTTTATCTTTGAAGAAAACCTCACTATTATTTATAGGACTATACCAGTGATTAATTGGATCTTCTAATATATTTTTTATATCTTCCTTAGTGATATTTCTATCTATCATTCTATCAATGGTATGTAGTTTTATTTCACCAATAGTTCCAAAGTCTTTGGCTTGAACATTTCTTAAATACTCTCTTGTATCATTTACTTTTTCATAATAACTATTAAATGATAAAGTTTTCTTTTTTTCACCTATTTCTAGGTCTTTTTTATAATGTTTTCCTATTTCCTCTTTGAGTTTTATTTCTTCATAATAATTGCTATTATTATACCTTAATTTAGCGTATTCTTCAAGGCTTTCAGGTACTTCACTAGGTATTATCCTTTTTAACTGATTATACTCGGCTATAAGCTCATTATACTTCATTTCAGTAAGATAAGTAATTGTACTTCTACAATAATGAAAATGATTATTAATCGGTGGCAAATTAGCCCCAACTTCTAGTCCTTTAATTGTATAAAGAACATCTCTTTTATCATCATCACTATATCTATAAAATCTATTCCAATCATTAACATAGAATAACATACCATTCATACCATCACACATCTTAGTTGTTCTATCATCAATTTCAGCAATAAATCTAGCTCTTAATTTCTTTTGTCCTACATCTTCACCAGCTTTTAATAATGATTTATTGGCTATTTCTACAACTTGACTATCTAAAGCACCGCTTATTTTATCATCATTTATAGAAATATATCTATTTTGTTGCTTTTTTAAGATGTTTTTAAATACATCATCTTCTATATTAGGCTTTTTATTTTGTTGTAATTGGATAATAGTTTGTCTTTCTATTTCTTGAGCGTTAGTTAGTGCTAAAGCTTCAATATATGTTATCCAGCTACTGCCTTTTACATTAGGTAAACATAACATAGACCATATATATTCCCAAGTTAAACTCCATTTTTTCTTTTTAGTAGGTTTTATTTCATCAATACCTTGTTTATATAAATCTTGTCCTATTTCAGTAAATAAGACTTCCTCATATTCGTCTAACTGATTTCTTTCTTTTACAAAAGCACCCCACAATAATATACTTAACATTTCTTGATTAGTAATATATCTCTTATTTAGAATTTCTATAACTTTATATTCAAAATATCCTTTTAATAATTCAAGTTGTTTCCATTCATCAACAACTCTAGATAATTTTTTCCTTTGGTTATTAGAAATAGGCTTATTTAGATCCATATAATTAAAATCAATACCATTAAATATATCTTGTATATTATCTTGAGTTTTTAAGTTAGTTTTTTTATAAATTCTAAGATAATCTTTTAATTTTAAATCAGTGTAATTCCATCGGTTATTCAGGATAGTTTTATTATCCATTATATATCACCTACTTTTCTTGGCTATTTTGCACACTTGCGTCTTGATTAGTATTAGACGCATTTTTTGTTTCTTTTGCGTCTTGATTATTGTTTTCTTCTGCTTGAGCGTCAGCTCCATCTTTACCGAAAGATTCAATCTTTTTCATATTTGCTTCAAGATTTTCTTCACTTTGTGTTTTCATTTTTTCTATTTCACTTGAAGCGTCTAACTCATCAGGTAATAAGTTGATGACAGTTTCATCACATACTAATCCTCTTAATGATAAAGCTCTATCAGTTTCGGCTTTCTTATCAGTAGGCATATTTCTTTGAAGCTTTATTTTTAAGTTTCTAAAGTCATATTTTGTACCTTTCTTTAGATTAATTCTAGTAGTAAAGGCTTCCCACATAGCTAGCAATTCTTTTCTAACTGATTTATCTAAGTAAGTGATAGATTGTTCTAGTGGAAAGAATTTCTTTTCCAGTGCTGAGCTATTATCGGCATTAGTAAAGCCTAAATCATTAACATTAGGACAACAACTAACCATAAATATTAAATCTATAAGTGTTTTCTTATAGTTTTCTAAAGCACCATCATTGATATTCTTTTCTACCCATTCAATACTTCCACCCTCACCGGCATAGAATACAGGAGCTTGTAATACTACTTCATCTTCCTTTTTTCTCTTTTCATTAGGTATCCATATAATATTACCCTCTTCATCGTGTTCTATTTCTCCGTTATCATCTCTTTTTTCGATTAAAGTATCTTCTCTAGGTTCATAACCAGTCACCATTAGTTTAGCGTCATCATTGTATTGGAAAGTATTACCTGAGTTCTTCATAACTCTTTCATATTTAGCAATACTAGGTTTTGCTAACTCAAAACAAGCTAATCCATCAGGATTTTCTATTGCTATACAAGGAACACAACCCCAGTTGATCGTTTCTCTTGCTTCTTCATCTTCTCTAAAGTCATCACCTTTTAATTTACTATTTCTAAAATAGTATTTACAATCTTCGGTAGTGACTACAACCATATCAAACTTTTCACCTTTTTCATCAGTTTCTTCCCAAGTTCTTAATAAGCCTATCTTTTTAACAGGTGTAGAATAATCATAAATAGCTATTGTTTGTCTTGCGTCAACATTTGCATATACTATTTCATTATCTTCATTTTCATACCAAATACCATAACCAGCCGACAAATCATTATAACTTTGTATTAAATTATAATAAAAAAAGGAATCATCATTGTAATTCCTTATATAATCAATAAATGTTTGATATTCTTTTCTATCATTGTCTTTGGCATTGAATAATTTATTAAATAATTTAGTTAGAATGGCTTGTTTTTCTTTCGTTGGCATTTCTTCTACTTGATATATAGGAGCTTTACCTCCGGCATATCCATTTATCATATTTGATATAGCAAATTCAAACGCCACTTTAGTTTCTTTATCATTTTCAGCTACCAAACCTGATGGACTATTTTTTCTTACTTTCATTCTATATAACTTTTTTCTTTTATTCCATTCAGGCTTAGCTGATTCTAATATTGTAGCTATATTTTCAGCTTTAGTTATATATTCTTTATTATATTGTAGCATATCTTATACCTCCTTTTATGCTGGTTTAGTGCTACCAAAAGACGCTCCTCTTTCTCCAACCGTCTTATCGTAAATACCAGCTAATACATCAGCTCCATCATCGTGAGCATTTCTACCTTTCTTTTGGTATCTAGTAATGTGTTTATAAAACTCTTTCCATCTATTAGCCCAATTAAATGGAAAATAGATATGTTCCATAACCCAGTGAGAACTAGATAATATTCTAGCTTGTTTATTTGCTGTTTGAGTAAATGGCTTAATAACACATTTATTGGATCTATATTTTTCTTTTAATATTCTTTTAACATTTCTAGCAAAACCTCGACCACCATTATTGGATTCTATATATGCTAAATTAACATTGTTTCTATATAACATATCAGCACATTCCTCCTCAGTTATTTCCATTCCCTCATCAGTAAATAAAATATCTAATATATATGGTTCTTTATCTAATAATCCATATACTGCACCACACAAATAATCATCACCGGTATCAGCCGTATCTACATAAGCGTAAATAGTACCAAATCCGGGGCTAACTTGATATGTTTTTAGGTTCTTATATAATTTACCTTTTTCATCAATACATACTTGATTATAGTTGGCTTCAACTATATCTTTATTCATCTCTTGAGTTTTAAATTCAAAATCTTCTCTATTTAATACTTCTTCACAAAGCATAGAACCATCATCTTGAATTGCTTTATAATTGATATGAATAACATTACCATCATATTTATCTAAAACAAAACCAGCTAAATCATTAGTAGACCATCTAGTCATAACTATTATAATTTTAAAGCCTGTTTCAGTTCTTGATAACATTGTATTAGTAAACCAATTTTGGTGTTCTTCTAATAATAATTCATTGTATGCTTCTTTATCAGTTTTGATTAAGTCATCTATTATCATTAAATTACAGCCAAATCCTGTAGCTGTACCTTTTGGAGATGTTGCTAAATAGTTTGCTTCTTCATTTCCCTCTAAAGCCCATTTTTTCATTGAAGCTTCACCATATTTTACTTTTACATTAGGAAATATTTTATTAAATATTCCGTCTTCTTCTTGTATAGCGTCCCTAACTGACTTAGCAAAAGTTCCGGATAGTATTTCATTATAACTACCAGTCATTATCTTATAATGTATATTTCTACCTAAACACCATTGGACAAACAAAGTAAGTGTTCTACTTTTTCCGTGTCTAGGTGGCATATTTACTACCAATACTTTTTTTGGTGAATTTAAAAAAGATTGTAATTCATTACAAAAATCTTTTAAATATTTTCTATCTTCTTTATAAAAGTCAGGAGCTTTTATTTTACAATATTCCCAAAAACTACGCCTTGCTAATTCATATCTTGCTTGTTCTTTAACATATTCAGGTATTACCACTTTTAATCACCAACCAATTTTCGTAATTCTTCCTCACTTAAATTGGCGTATGGATTAACTATATTATTATTTATTGTAGGAGCTTCATCTTTAAACATTCCTAGATACTTACCTAATAATTCAAGAGCTTTCATTTTATCATAAGTTTCAATAGCAAAACCTGATTGAGTTTTCTTATACCCAGCTATTACTTTCTTAGTTTTATCATCTAGGTCTTTTGTTTCAGTAAATATTATATTGTCTTCATAATATTCTTTTTTAATTCCATTTTCTTCTTGAGTTAAAATTTTATTTCTAACATTTTGACTTATCTTAGTTCTATCAGTAAAGGCAATAGCTGATAATTCATTAACTATATCTTCTATAGTCACTACAGCCTTTTCCTCTACCTTTGATTGTAGCTCTTCTATATATTCTTTTACCTTAACATTTCTTAACAATCTACTAGCACTAGCCATAGCTGTTTCTTCTTTCTTACAGGTCTTATATACATTTAGATAAGCCTGTGTTCCATTCATACCTAATTTTAAATATTCTTGGCAAAACAGCTTTTGATTATTACTTAACGAGGTCATTACCCATCACCTCCAATTATTCCACCTTTAGCTAAATTATTTAGATTTATTTCTATAGGTATTTTATTTATTGCTTTACCTGTTTCATTTATTATATCAGTATTATCTTTAATACTGGCTTTAGCCACTTTTACTTTAGGAGAATTAATAGGATCATTTATTGGATTGTTAGATTGTCTATCAAATATATTTACATCTACACCTATAGAATCAATACATTGTAATTCTATAAACACACCTAATATCTTTTCAAATTGTATAGCTATCCAATCAGTAAGCTCCTCATTTCTAGCCCAGTCACAATTCTCGGCTAGTCCACTCTCGTGAATAAATGCGTGTACTAATTCGTGTCTAAGGACTTTCTTTTTATACCAGTCTATATCATCTACACTGCTTTCATCTTTATCAAAGTTAGCTACTACTATTCTTTTAATACTAAAATCGGTAAAACCATCACACTTTTTTAATTGTGGATAATCTTTTTCTTCTGCGTCTTTTATTACTTCGTATTCCGTTCCAAGTATTTTTACTTTCATATCTAACACCTCTTTTCTCTAGTGCTAATTCTTCCTCACACTTTTTATTCCTAGGACATAGTTTACAGGATTCACTATATCTCATACACAACCCTAAATAATTCTTTTCTTTCATAGAATTACCTCTTATTCTTCTTTTCTAATCTTTTTTCAAGCCATTCTATGAACTCATCTATATTATTGAGGATAAGAACCACCGCTAAAAATAACATTTCTAACACTACCAATACTATTGCAACTATTGTATTTAACATATCTTATCACCCACTTTTTAAACATAATAAAAGGAACTATTTCTAGTTCCGCTCTTTTTTGTTGATAACATCAACGAATAAAAAGAATAAAAAGGACGGGTGAATAAAGAATCGAACTTTATATCTCAAATCAATTACTCTCAATGTATTTTTCCATTAAAATATCACCCATAATTTAATCAAATAAAAATAATTATGATTAGTGATTCATTCATCTATCATAATTATTTCATTTTACTATATTATATCATTATATTTTTATTAGTCCATACACGCCATTTTCACGCTTTTTTCATTTTTTATAATTCTTCTATGAAAGTATCAGGAAAAACATAAACTTTTAAGTCGTTCATCAATCTTTTTTTATGCTTACTAACTGTACCAACAGCCCACTCACATTCCTCAGCTATTTCCTCTATTGTTTTTTCTTCAAAATAATACATTGGAATAATATCATAATACTTATCATTTTCTATCTTTTTTAAAGCACTTTTAACAAGTCTTATTTGTGATTTAGCTTTAACTGATATTTGTTTTAATTCACTTATTCTTGTTTCAAGTGTTTCATCTCCATAAACATAAGTGTTATTTCTTTCATTAAGTATAAGTGAATTAGATTTAGCTGTTGGTATTGCTATACCTTTTGCTTCTTGTTCTAGTTTCTTTACTTCTTCATCTATTAATTTAATAGCCTCAGGTAATACATTTAAACTATATAATATTTTTTCGGTACTTTTATAAGATGATTTAGGATTCTTTAATAACTTTTTATTTTTTAATTCTTCCAACACTTTTTTTACTATTTCATTCTTAGTTTCTTCTTCCATTATTCACCCCTCCTTTTTCTTTTATGTTCTTGTTTTACAGCATTAACCATATCATCTAGCATTTCTTCATTTAAAATACCATAATTTAACAAATTTTCTAAACAACTACTTATTAAAGTACATATTGTCAGTGTATTTCCAAAAAACATTTGCTTACTTGCGTCCATATCAGGTTGTCTATAAGCTAATATAACTCCATCATACGATTTATTATATTTTGATTTATTTAATCCTGTTTCATTTTGAACTTTTAGATTAAATTTCTTTAAGTTCTCATCTTCAAATAATAATTGATTTTCTTTAGGTTTAGTTATTTTCATTAAAACCTCCATCTAGCCATAATCCAATTCCTAAGATTAACATCTCAGCACAATTACCGGTATCAACATTTCTATTGATTTTCTTTTTCATTTCATCAGCGTTTATTCTATATATTGTGTTATCACCTTTAGTCACCTCAAATCCCCATATATCCATACTTTCTCCACATTCACATTCTTTTCTATCAAATTCATATCCATAATAGAATAAGTGGTCTTTAGTATTTAATACAGCATAATCACTTTTAATACATACATCAAACATTTTGTCCCTCCTTTTTTTACCAGTAGTACCAACTACTACTCTTTCTTGATTTTTTGTATTTTCACAATAAATATATCCATTTTCTATATAAAATTTTAATATTCCATCTTTTACTTTTATAAGTATATTAATTACATCTTCTACAGCTTTCAAAAATTCAAAACACCACTTTCTCGTCCAAACACAGCTGAATTATATTCTCTACGATGTTCCTCTAATATTTCTTTTTGAGTGAATAATATTAAGAAATCATATCCACTATCGGTTAAATCTTTTTCATCTTCCATAGCTATATCATATCCTTGTAAATCCTCATTTAACAAAGTAATTAGATCGTGCCACTTAGTATTTTCATAGTTATCACATTGACGGACAATATTTATTAAAGAATAACTTTCACAAGTGCAATCAATAAATTCAATGAAATCATCTAATAATTCATTAGTTTTCTTTCCAATTATTTTTCTAAATGTTTCAAAAAATAATTCATATTCATCATTTCCTTTATACATTCTTTCATCTCCTAATCTAATTCAATTAAAGTTCGTCTTTTAAATGAACCTTTACATCTTTTTTTATAGGTTGGTGTTTTATAAAAATGGATTGTTTTAATTTTAATTTTCATTTGAGTTGCTATTTCTTTTATTGTTCCTATTGCTAGGCATTTTTCACCTTTATATAATGCGTATTCTTTCATATATTTGCTCATCACTTATTTTTCTCCTAAATATAGATCAAAAAACTTTTCATCAATTATCATTATTTCATTAGCTATACTTTCAGGAACTACTACCACTTTACTACCATATAATGTAGGTGGCATTTTCTTAGCTTTTAATTTTCTATATTCTTGATTCTTTCTTTGAATTTTTCTTGATAATTTATCTATTATTTTCTTTTGATGTTTTATTTTCAATATCATTTCTTGTTGACTCATAAAGATTTCAAATAAATCTTCTGTGGATTTAGAAGATATTACAGGTATTTTTATCACTCCACCTTTAGCTAGTTTAGGTATTTTCATTTCTAAATACCTCTAATTGTTCTTCTAAATTTTTCTTGACATCAAATTCCTTATTAGTAGCCAAATTAAATAATTCTTTAAATTCTCCCAAAATCATATCAGTACCATAAGCATATCTTATTATTTTACATATCAATTCAATTTTTTTCTTATAATCTTCATATTCAACAAAAATTAAATGTTCTCCAGTTGCTAATTCAACAGCATATTTTTTTAAACTATTAGTTTTTAATAAATTTTCAAAAATCTCTCTATTTGTTTGATTAGTTGCAAAATCTATGCTTAAATCATAATCATTCATTAACTTATCACCTCATAACCTAATTTTCTTATTTCGTCACATATTGGTTTAAATGTTATATCTTGTTGATTCCACATACCAGAATAAATACATTTTCTTACTTTTTCTTGTTCTTCTTTACTAGAGATAGTTTTAGCCAATCTTCTATAAATTGCTTTTTCTTTATTTTTAACGATTCTATAATCAACATAATCATTATCTTCTTCTTCAAATATTTCCATCTCTAAATGTTGGATTTTTATTATATCTTTTAAATCAATTTTCATCATATTTAACTCCAATTCCAAAATAAATATTCCATTTGAAAAAGCTTATAAATATTGTATATTCAGGTATGGGCTCACCATCGTAATTATGTAATGTTTCCTTAGTAAAACCTAGTCCAAGTTGTAAATCACCTTTAGGAAGCTTATTACATTCAAAGATAAATTTTTTATGAGTACGATCCCAAAATTCTTTTTCACTCATTTCTCTTTATCCCTCCCTAACATTCAAAATATTTTGACAACCACAATGAGGACAATCGAAACACTCAAATTTTTTAGTTCCTGTAGCTATACCATTAATTCCTTTATTTTCTTGAACAATATATTTATTTTCTTTTATTAAATCAAATTGTTTTCCACAAACTTTACATACATTTATTTTTTCTAGTGCTTTTATATCAATAACTTCATCTTTTTTATTAAATAAACATCTAAACATAATTATTCCCCTCTATCAAAATGTTCTTGTAATTTACCATTTTTCATTCTTACATACTTTGTAATCATATTCTTATAATTAATTACAAACCCCTCAACATTTCTATTTACTTTACTTAAATATTTTTCATAAATACTATCTAAGTGTTCTTTAGTAGGAATAACATTTAATTCAATTACCTCAGGTACAATACCTATAAAAGTTGGTATTTTTTGACTTATAAATGGATAAATAAACAAACTATGTTCATAATTCAAATTATATAAATTAAATTCATCATCTATATTTGCTTTAGCAAACATATACCATTTTTTATCAAATTTATCTATCGTGTATTTAAGACAACCCATACCTAACCATTCACCACAAATAGCACTATTATTATGTAATTCATCAATTAAAACACCTTTATTATCAATTAGCCATTGATACAAGCCCTAGTTTTTCAGTAATATATACTTTATCACCTGCACAGCTAACTCTTTTTGTTTTAGGATATATTTCTTTTTTTATCATTATTTATCACCAAACCTTTTCTCTATAACTTTTTTTAAATAATTAAATGCGTTATCCTCTTCTTTTTTTATTTCTTCTTTATAATAACAATCATAAGCATTTTTTATCCAATTTAACGCTCTCATAGATAGTTCGTCATCTTTTAATAACTCAAATAACATACTTAATTGAGTTCCGTGAGTATTTTCTTCTAATTCACTATATTTATTTATAAAATAATAAGCGTCATACTCATTTAATAAATCGTCAATAGCATTTATATAATCTTCTTTTTTATAATTCATCTTTTTCCTCCATATTCTCAATTCGTTGTATGAGTTTAACTAATTTAATACAAAACTTGTATAAATCAGCCTTGCTCATAGTTATCATTTGTTTTTGTTTATTTTTCTTGTCATTAAAAACATCTTCTAACATTTGTCTTGTTAATAAATCTATTGTTTCATCTAACATTATCTTGACCTTATATACACACTAATATCTTTATAAGTTGTATTTTCTAGTACGAATAATGCTCTTTCTAAATACTCTTTATCAAACCAACCAAAGTGTGTTTCTCTTAAATGTAATCCTAACTTATTTGCTAAATATCCGTAGCAATCAGTTCTTTTAAAATTGGTATTTTTCCATAATGGATCAAACTTCCTGTGACAAGCCATTTTTAATTCTCTCAACTCTTTATTAGCTAATCTTCCAAGTGGCTTTTTGTTCTTAATATCGTGCACACCCACATAAGCTTTACAATCATCACATAAATAACAGCCACCATTACCATAAACTCTTCCGTAAACTTCTTTGTTAGAAGTATATCTAACTTTATCACTTCCGCAATTATCACATTTTACAGGAATATTTCTAAAGTCAAATATACATTTATTCCAAACATCATTATTCATTTTTAAAAGCCTTTTCGTTTATATAATTTAATAATTCTATACCAAAGCTAATTAATTCATTAGATCTATAACTTTCTAAATAAAATGTTTCTATTGAGCGTCCCATTTTATTAGGCATATTATCATCACATTCAAATAGTGTGACTTCTAATAAATCATTACTATTTACTCCTAAGTAGAACTTGTCAGGAATACTTACAACTTCGTGTATTAGTTCTAAAGCTTCATCAGGTGTTAAATGTAAAGTTAAAGCTTTCATCTTTTTTATAAAGTCCTCATCTAATTTCTTAAACATTTTATCCATTTCTTTATCAGTTTTTGCAATATTTACCATATTAAAAATCATAAATGCAAGACATACTAAATTAATAATTAAAATCATTGTTCTCATATCTTATCCCTCCTCAATAATTTTTATTATCCATTCAATAGCTTTTTTATAATTATTCTCATCTACATTTCGTGTAGTTAAAGCTGTATAAATGGTATTCACTTTTTTCTTTTCATTTAGATAAAGATTATTTATTGTTTTTAAATCTTTATCCTTATTTTTTAATTTTTGAACTAGAATTTTATTACTATCTTCCGCTAATTGTAATCTTGTTCTTAATTTAATAATTTCTTCTTCACTCATTATTTTCACCAGCTATTCTTTTTAGCTGTCTTTCAACCTTAAACTTGTATTCATTCATTAAATCATCTTCTTTAAAATTTAAAATATATTTTAATTGATCTAAACAAATTGAAACATCAGTTATTTCTTCATAAAAATCAGCTTTTAATTGAGGTGTTATATCACCCTCTAATTCGTCATATTTTCTAGCCCACTTACAAATTACTTTTATAAGTTCACTCATTTCTTCAATCCATATAGGCATTTGTTTTTTTACACCATAATGATTAACAATTTCTAAATTTTTCTTAAGCGTATTTATTAATTCTTTTTCTTCGTTCATATTATCAACCTCAACTCTCAACTAAAGTATATTTTTTATATTTATTAGCCCAACCTAATTTATTTTTGCTACTAATCCATTCATCAGTAATATTGTAATTTTCTTTTCTTAAAAGATATATTGCGTGTTGTAAATCAGTTATTCTATATATTTCATAACATTCCATAGTAGATATACTTCCATATTTTTTTAAATGATTTAACACAATATCTTTTTGACTTATCTTTCCCATTTCTAATCCTCAAAATCTAATACATCTTTCCAATAGACAATATCTAATCCACATTCACTAGCCATATCTAATATTGTTTCTATTAAGTCGTGCATTTCTTTTTTATCCATTTTTGAACTTCCATAAAAACATTTATAATCATTAAATACTTTATCCTTAACTTGTATTTTTCTAACTATCTGTATTGCTCTAAAGCTTTCTCTTAACATTGATTCAGCCTGTGGCTCAACTAATAGATGAGTATATTTAGCTCCAGCTCTTACTAAAGCCTCAAGGTAAATATCATAATCTTCATTTGACCTATCACCATTACGAGCTTTATCTATCTCACCTATTAGAGCCCACATATATTTATTTTGCTGTTCAGTTCTTTTATCTTTAGCTTTAGATATTACTATTGAATATAATTCGTTCTTATCTAGGTCTTGAATTAAATGTTTATAGTTTTCTCGTATAGTAAGTGTAATTTCAGTTTCAAAGTTTTCATTTTTCCCACTACGAGAATAATTACCTACAAGCTTCATATATCACCTAGAAAGGTAAATCATCGTCACTAATTTCTACTGATTCCCCAAAATCGGCGAATGGATCATTTTCTTCTTTTTCTTCTTTTGATGGTACATAATCAGGTTCAGGTATTCCAGCACCCTCACTAGCTTTAGTATCTAAAAATTGTACTCTACTTGCTAAAATATAAGTTTCATATCCTTTAGTTCCATCTTCTTTATCCCAAGTTCTAGTTTTAATTCTTCCTGTAATTCCTACTAGGCTACCTTTATGACAATATTCGTTTACATTTTCAGCCTGTTTGTCGTAAACATATATCTTTGGAAAATCGGCTGGTCTTTCATTTCCGTCTTTGTCTTTTCCATTATTTATAGCTATAAACATACTTACAGCTGGTAATCCGCTTGTTGTAGCTCTCAATTCTATATCTTTAGTTATTCTTCCAATAATACTTACATTATTCATTTTTATCATCTCCCATATCAATTATTTCTTGAGCTATTTTTAACATCTCAGCACCAATTTTTATTAAATCTTTTCTATTTTTTTCCAATTTTTTTGTACTAAAAACTTCACATATTAATTCAAGTTTTCTATTAATATCAGCAATTCTTTTCAAATACTTTTTTGTAGATTCCTTTTCTTTTCTTAAGAATATCTCACTCAAATCTAATTTTTTTTCTTCATCAGAAATTTCTAAATTTTTAATAAATTTATCAATATCTCCATCAATGTAATTTTCACTTACATACATTTTCAAACTTATTTCTTTTAAATCATTTAAAAAGTCCATTATTTAACACCTCTTTCATTTAACTTTTCATCGATTATATAAATCATATTTTTATTTAACATTTCATAATTATCATCTACTCTTCTACGCATAGATTCTAATTCTCTTTTAATATCAAAGTTATAATTTATACTTCTTAAATCTCTATTATCAAAATTTTCAAATTTATTTTTTTCTTTGCTGTAGTATAAAAGATTGAATCCTGATACATCAGCAATTTCTAAATTTTCTATAAATTTCAATAGTTCTTCTTTAGTCATTGTTATATACCTCCAAAAATTCATTTAATTTCTTTATCAAAACCTCTTTAGGTTTTCTCTTAACTTCTACTACTTGTCCTATATCTTTCTTAGGTAGCCAAATAGCATATAATTTATCAAATTTCTTTCCCATAGCCATTTCATAATAACTTAATTGCCAACTTAAATATTCTTCATCTAATTCAGCTGTTGTCTTAATATCACATAAACATAGTGATCCTTTAATCTTTGCTATCATATCGAAACGACCAGCGTATTTTTGTTCAAATTGAATCATTGTTTCTTGTTCTATTACATCTATTTCATATCTATTTTTAAGTTTTAAATATTGTCTTAAACTTGCTTCTTGAATATAACTTAATTCTTTGGCTTGTATCGTGACATTAAATGCTTCTTCTATAGACATTGTTTTAATGTTAGCTTCATACATTTCTATTGATTCGTGTATCGTAGTTCCATATTCAGCTTTTTTATTTAAAATTTTTCTATTAACTCCTTTATATTTATTAGGAAATATAAAATGTAATATTTCACTAACACTAGGAGTAATAACTCCATTTACTAGATAGATGTGTGGTTCATCAATAAACTCAATCATTACTCAACTTCTATTGATATTGAACTTGATACACTTGAATCTTTAGAATATTCTTCATAAATTTCAGGACATTCTTTTTTAAATCTTGTAGAATCAAATCTCTTTGTTGTATATCCAGCTTTAATCTTTGCTGAAAAACCATCTAATATCAATTTATCTTTTCCTACTAATTCCATAGCACTTTTTAATTGAGCTTTAAAATCTTTTTCCATTAAATCCATTTCTAATTGAACTTTCTTAAAGTTCCTATATTTTTCTATAAAATCATTATCAATTACTATTTCATTATCTTTTACGATTACTAATTTATTTTCTTCCATTTTCTATTCCTCCTAATCTAAATAATTATCATCGTCTTGTGGTACTTCTACAGCTTGTTCCACTTTTGCATTTTCTTTTAATTTAATTAAACTACTTGCTTCTAATAAAGTAAGTTCAACAATTTTTACTTTTCCAATTTTTTTCATTAAAGGAATTAACTCCTCTGCTGTATATAATTTCTTAATTAGTTCTACTTGAGTTTTTTGAATCGGTAGATCTCCACCTTTTTGTTTGGTTTCAGTTTTTGCCGATGTTTTTTTTGTAGTTGCTGTTTTAGTAGTTTTAGGTTTTTCTTCTACAACATCTTCATCAATTCTTTTTGTAAATTCATCAGCTTCACTATCACTATAAATTCCTGAGTAAGCTATTTTGCTATTTTTTAAAATTACTCTATCCATACATCTTTTTAAAGCCATAGCGTAGGGATAATCATTTTTACAATTATCTTTGCTTACCTCTCCAACTTCATAGATTCCTTGTTCAGGACAATTATAAGTAAATACTAAAGAGCCATTATAACCCTCTTTATCAAGTGTCATACATTCAGGTTTAAATTTTAATTCTTTATCTAAAACATCATTTATTTTTAAGCAACCATCGTGGCTTATAATTAATCCGCTATACATAGCCTTAGTTTTATTAGCGTAAGTATTAACTAATATCCAAAAATCACTTGTTTCCAATATTCCTTTATATTTATCACTTTCCAATAATTCAATAGCTTTATTTCTAACTTCTTTATACTTTGGTGTTATAAATTCAACTGGTAAAGTTTTTCCATTTATATTTTCGGTCTTTTTTTCACCGAAGTTATATGTTTTCTTCTCTTCAACTTTTTTTGTTTTGGCTGTTGCCATTTTTTAATCTCCTCCTTTAATTTTGCTATTTCATTTTTTTGACGAGTAATAACTCGATCTTTATATTCACTTTCAGTTTTCAAAACATCATAATTTAGATTTAAAGTGTTATAAGCTCTTCTTAACTTCCAATATCTACTTAATTTTTCTTCTTCCATTACTTTTAACCTATAAGTGGAGTTCCCTTTTTTTCAATTAAATTAGATTTTTTATAGCTAAGAACTTCTTTTATTATTTCTTTTGGATATTCTTTTTGTATCGAATACCAATCAACCATACTTTTTAAGTATCCAAGTCTATTTTCAGGGATTGACTTGTTGTTTTCTAATATTGATAGAAAAAACTCTTTTCGTTGTTTTCTACATTCTTCATATAATTCACTCAACACTGGAAAATATTTATTACTTTTTCCTATTTCTTGAATTGACATATAAAATGTTTCAACCTCAATATCCTTAAAAATTTCATACCAACTTGTTAATTCTTCATCACTTAAATCTTTTAAAAAGTAATTAGCTAACTTTTTCATTCCTTTCAAAAATTCTAATTTTGTCAAAATAATCCACTACCCTTTCTTTCAATTTCAATAGCTCTATCTATGTCACTCATAGAAATATCTTTTAGTGTTTTCTTCTTAGCTGTAATTTTTTGATTTAGGTAGCCCTCGAATTTATTACTAAACAATGTTTCAGGTCTTAAAAACTTTTCAAAATCAGTTCCTAACCATTCTTCACATTTTTTATCAATAACAATTTTAAAATCATCTAAAGTAAATCCATCTTTAATTCTAGCCTTTATAAGAGTTTGTGTTTTATCAGTAGAATACTTATAATGTGAATTACTTTTAATATTTAGATATTCAACAATTCCTTTTATTTCTTCTAAAGATATTTTTTTAACATTAACATCTACATTATCATTAACATTAACAATAACATTAACATCTTGATGTGTTTTATTTTCGTTCTCTTTTTGATTTTCATTTGATTTTATTTTGATTTCTTTTTGATTTTCTTTTGTTTCTATTTCGTTTTCTTCTTGATTTTCATTTAACTTTGTAATTGAACCACACTTACTTCTTTTTTTGCTTTTTTCTAAAGGTCTGCGTAAGTTATTAAATATCTTTGTTTGCTTATCATTTAAAGTTGGTTCAATATCTTCAAACATAAACTTTGTTATTGCTAGTAATAACTCTTGTTGTTCTCTTTCAGTTAGTAAGGTAATCAGTTCGTAGTATTCTTTATATATAGTGAATCCGTTCATCTTTTACCTCCAATCTTTTTGCTTTTTTAACCATTAAATGCTATAATCTAATAGTAAAATGTTTTGTTTTACATTTGATTTATGAGTTCTCAACCAATTCATAAATCTTTTTTTATTTATTAATTTCTTCAACAAAATAATCAACAATCTCTCCTCCTACAGCAAAAGCTATTAAAAATGTTAAAAATCCAAACCAAGTCCACCCTATATACTTTCCTGTAATCCAAGAATAGATTGTTAGCATAAATAAATCGTGAGCTACTATATATGCACATAATAGTAAAACTCCTAGTAATGCTATATTTCTCCATTTAATTTTTATTTTTTTATTTGTCCTTTTCATTCTTTAACCTCATTTCTATTTTTGTTTAAAATTACTTCTTTGATTTTCAATTCCTTTTTTACTAAATGTGTAGGTATCAAAATATCTCTTTTACTTTCAGGAATATAATAATTTTGTTCCTTAGCAATCTCCAAAAGATGATTCATAACTCTTTCAGCTTGACGCCTACCTTGTCCTAAAAGAATTGATAACTCAGTAATGTTTAAGTAAGGCTTTTCCATATTTCCACCTCTTCTTTGCTAGTCTTAGTTATTTTTTCTTATTGTTATTTATATCACTACCATATTTAGCTAATATATAGATAAGAGCTATTAAAGTGACACAAATAATTAAAGTTATTTGTACGCCTGTACTCATATTTACACCTCCTCGTCATTAGTTTGGTTTTCCCCAACTTTTTGAGTAAAAAAATATAATGCTATTTCTTCTTTAGGTATATCTAAAACTTCTTTTTTTATAGATTCAAGTATTTCATCTTGACTAAATGCTGTTTTATTTTTTAATTTATTAGATACAGCTGTATCAGATAAATGTAAAGATTCAGCATAGTTTTTTAGACTACCTAATTTTTCGGTTATTCTTCCTCTTAATTTAGAATAATCATAATTTCTTCTCATACTTTTTGCACCTCCTCTTTGGTTTGGAATTTCCCAACCTAGTTTAATCTTACACTATCTTTTTTTATTAGTCAATAGAAAAATTTAGTTTTTCCCAACTTTTTTTATATTTTACACAATAGTTGTTGTTTTTTCCCAACTTTTTTTGTATAATTGATATGAGGAGTTGATAAGATGTTAGTTGACACATTTGCCAATCGTCTTAGCAAAATAATGTCTATAAGAAATATAAAACCTATAGACTTATCTAATAAGACTGGTATTGCAAAATCTCAAATCAGTCATTGGTTAGCTGGAACTTATAAGGCTAAACAAGACAGTTTAACTGTACTAGCGGAATTTTTTGATGTTGACGAAACTTGGTTAATGGGATTCGATGTACCTATGAAAAGTCAAAAAAAATCCTTATCCAAAGAAGAAGAGCAAGAATTACTTAAAGACTTTTTAACTCGTAAAGGCTTTTTAGATGAAAATGAAGAAATGAGTGAAAAAGATTTTAATAACTTGATCGAGTTTGCTAAAGCAAATAAAAATTTTATAATGAGAGATAAAGACAAATAATAAGAATATCCCTTATTGGAGATATTCTAAATAAAAGATATATAGTGTAATATCAACTTGTAATTTTTCTAATTCACTATATAAAGTTGTACTATTCACGCTTTACCCCCTCTCGGGGCTCTATTATAAAATTAACATTTGATTATATCAAAAAAATAAGTATAAATTATAAAAAGTGTCTAAAATGTCAGTTTTTAGGCGTGAATTGTAAAAATTGAATAAAAATATGCTAGTACAGATATTTTTAGATAAAAATGAAAGGAGTATAAATATGGAGGATACAATAAAAAAAGCTAAGCTTTCAGTTGTAGCATTAGTTTTTAAGTTATTTATTGATCTATTTGCTTGTTGTATTTTAATTGGTTTAGTTTGGTTTCCAAAAGATTTAATCAATTATTTCACAACTAAATTAGAAATAACTAATCGTAGAATCAAAGGTAAAGTTGGTTTAATTAAAACTAACGAACTTGATAGCCCATTAAACAAAATAAATAGTGTTCAAGTTAAACAAGGTCTATGTGGAAAGATATTTAATTATGGAACTATTATAATAACAACAGCTTCTTCTATGTTTGAGTTTGATTATGTGACTAACCCTAACGAATTTAAAACAATTTTAAATAATCAAATTGAAGCTTACGAAGAAAATAAAATGGATATGCAAGCTCAAAAAATAGCTAAAGCTATGAATAAATAAAAAAAAGACGCCTAGAGGTGCAACTCCAAGCGTTTAATGAAAACCCTAAGACTAGCAATCTTAAACAAAAATAACACAAGGCTATAATTGTAATTAGGTTTCCTTTTATATTATAGCACTATTTAAAAAATAAAACAATAAAGGAAGTGCTAAAATGTCAGTATTTAAAGATAAAGAAAAAACTAAAGATGGTCGTCAATGGAGATTTAAAGTATATTATCACAACGCTGATGGAAAACTTGTCCCTTATACTTCTAAAAGATTTTTATTAGAGAAAGAAGCAAAAGCCGAAGAAAGAGTATTTTTATTAAATAGAAATACACCCGTAAAGAAAAAGTTTGATATTGTAGCTGATGATTATTTTAAAGACGCAAAAGAAAGAATAAGAGAATCTACTCTATTGACTTACTATTCACAATATAAAAACAATATCTTGCCTTATTTCAAAAACAAATTTATTGATGAAATACAAGTAGTAGATATTGAAAAATGGAAAAACAAACTCATAAGTAAAAATATTAAAATTTCAACTTGTAATCAATATTATGTTGTTTTCAAAGAAATATTTACTTATGCTAATAGAAAGTTTGAATTAAATTATAATCCAGTTGCTTTATCAGGACGCTTTAAAAAGAGAAATGATGAAGTTGTTGAAAATAAAAATAAATTAAGATATATTGTTTATGAAGATTATTGTAAATTTATAAATGTAATAAATGATGATCTATATCATTGCTTCTTTTTAACGTTATACTTTACAGGCATGAGAAAAGGCGAAATACAAGCTCTTACTTGGAAAGATATAGATTTATATAGAAGAACCATTAAAGTTGATAAAACCATCTCTTTTATTACCAAAAATAGCAAATATAAAATTACTGCAACAAAGAATTGTTTAAATAGAGAAATCACAATGTCTAATATTCTATTTGATGAATTATCACATTATAAAGAAATAGTAAAAAAATATAGTGATTTTAGTGAAGATTGGTTTGTTTTTGGAAATGGTGATGTATTAACTGATTACTGGATTGATAAAAAGAAAGATGAATATTTTGCGTTGGCAAATCTTAAAAGTAAAGCTATAACTATTCACGAGTTTAGGCACTCACACGTCAGTTTATGTATAAATGAATATTTAAAATCCGGAGCTAACGATTCAACAAAGTTCTTCTTAATGATGTCACAAAGAATGGGACATAGTTTAAGAGTTATGCAAGAAGTATATATGCACTTATTCCCTACTGCACAAGATAAAATCGTTGATTTATTAAATAATTTATAG